AAGTATTGTTGTGGCCATGAAGAAACTCAAGCTCAAAGAAGACGAAGATGGCAACAAGATCTCTGATGTCATGGGTATCCGCGCCGCTTGTAAAGTAATGAAGACACGTTACTCTAAACCGTTTGAAGGTGTGCAGGTTAAAATTCCTTACGAAACAGGGATGAGCCCATACTCTGGGCTTACTGACTTGGCTGAAAAGAAGGGCCTGCTCAAGAAAGACGGAAATCGCCTGGCATTTACCACTAGTGATGGCGAAATTATTAAACAGTTCCGCAAAGCATGGGAAGCCAATGAAGGCGGTTGCTTGGACAAAGTTATGGAAGACTTTGGAAAACAGAAATCAGAGGTAAGTATCGTTGAGGAGACCAACGATGAGTGAAGCAATAGCAAGTGAAATTTGGGGAGAACTCAAACGTTTTGTAAACACAGTGGATCGTTCCGAAGCTGCCGAAACTGTGGTGCAGATCTTGATGGACAATGATTCGGATGTTGAAGACATACGTACAGCCTTCAAAGGCGATACAGATATCAAACGTGCGTTGACTGCGTATCTTGACAATGACAAAGACTACGTAGAAGACGATGAAGAAGAACTTGAGGAAGAAGACGAAGACCAAGACTGGGAGAATTAATGTGGTATAGTCGTGTAGTTGCCAGTTTAAACGCTATTCCTGACTTTATTAGTCACTACGAGCGTGAGCTCGACGATGCCAAAAAGGATTGTAGAATCTACGGGGTAGTTGAAAAGAACATCACCGCTCTGCCCGGAATTACTGAACAACGTTTTAACCAGCTTCAAGAAATTGAAGCTGTCTTAAACTATCTCAATATACAACTACGTAAAATCCGCAGAAAACACTTTCAAAAGTATCTAGAAGGATATGCTAGAGCGTTAACGTCTAGAGATGCTGAAAAGTATGTAGACGGTGAAGATGAAGTAATTGACTACGAAACTCTTATCAACGAAGTAGCATATTTGCGTAATCGCTGGTTGGGAATTCTCAAAGGTCTAGATACCAAACAGTGGCAAATGGGCCACGTGGTCAGGCTCAGAACTGCAGGCATGGAAGACATCCAGGTGTAAATACCTGCATGAAAATCGTACTTGTAACTGGGGGATATGATCCTCTGCATTCTGGACATTTGGCTTATTTTAGAGCCGCCAAACAACTTGGTGACAGGTTAGTAATAGGCCTCAACAGCGATGCGTGGCTAACACGCAAAAAAGGTAGACCGTTTATGCCCATGGCAGAGCGTTTTGCCTTGGTCACAAGTTTAAACATGGTAGACGATGTGATCACATTCAATGATGACGACGGTAGCAGTTGTGATGCTATTCGTGCCATGAAACTAAAATATCCCAATTCAGACATTGTGTTTGCCAATGGCGGTGATCGCACTCGAGATAACATTCCCGAAATGGTATTTGATGACGTAGAGTTTGTGTTTGGTGTAGGTGGTGAAAACAAAATGAATTCCAGTTCGTGGATTCTTGAAGAGTGGAACAAGCCACGAACGCCGCGAGCCTGGGGTAACTATCGTGTGTTGCACGAAGTGGGGCCAAACACCAAATTAAAAGAACTCACTGTAAATCCCAAAACATGTTTGAGCATGCAAAGGCACGATCAACGTGCAGAGTTTTGGTTTGTGGCCGAAGGAGAAGCCGCAGTATACACATTAGATAGTTCTAGTGATCATGATCTAGTAGGCAACTACGGTGTGCATGAACACATCTGGATCGGTAAAAATTCTTGGCACATGTTGTGCAACGAAACCGATCAGCCACTAAAATTAATAGAAATACAGTATGGAGCAAACTGTGTGGAAGAGGACATTGAACGAAAATGAAAGAAATTATACCCGTCTTCATTGGATATGATCCACGAGAAGCAGTGGCATATCACACCTGCGTTAACAGTATTATACGACACAGCACAAGTCCTGTGGCCATACATCCAGTGGCATTAAACTTGTTTCAAGACTATACCGAAACACACAAAGACGGTAGCAATCAATTTATCTACACACGCTTCTTGGTTCCACACTTGATGAGCTACAAAGGCAGTGCTATCTTTATTGATGGTGACATGATTGTGCGAGACGACATTACTAAACTTTGGGAATTAAATCAATTTGCCAAAGACGTCATGGTGGTCAAGCATGACTACAAAACTCGGATGCCTGTAAAGTATCTTGGCTCCAAGAACGAAGACTACCCAAGAAAAAATTGGTCAAGTGTTATTATTTGGAACTGCTTTACCAGTCCTAATAAAAAACTCACTCCTAAGTATGTGATGGGAGCCACTGGTGCCGAACTGCACAGGTTCTCTTGGCTAGATAACAACCGCATTGGGGAATTGCCAATTGAGTGGAATTGGTTGCCTGACGAATTTGGACCAAATGAAGATGCTAAATTGTTACATTACACACTAGGTGCACCGTGTTTTGATGAGTTTAAAGATACTACCATGGCACAAGAGTGGCATCATGAACATGCGTTAACAGATCATTGCCAACAAAGGTCAGCAGAATGAGCGACTGGGAGCAAGAAGACGAGACCACACGTATTCCACTACCACCTGAGGTTCAGCCCAAGCATGTGTTTGACATGATTCCACCAAGTGTCAAAACATTATTTGATGACATTCTCAAATATCGAGTGGATCCGGCAGGAACATATTATGGTATAACCTTAGATATGTTAGTTGATCAACTGAAACAACTAGATAATAATTCAGCAGTGGCAATTGGTACTGATGAAAAAGACACAAAATTTGAAAGGAAAGGCAAAATGTATGACCCATATTTGCAAAGTTTTATACTAGGATCGGGTGGTCAAATTTCTAACTGGGAAAAACACAGTACCAGTATGACTCCAGCAGTATTCAGAGGTATAACCAAACGCAAAGAAATGTCAATCTGTCAGTCCAACGGCCGAGATTTTTATTATATTGATACTGGATATTTTGGTAACGGAAGAAAAAAACTATATCACAGAATTACAAAGAATGATGTACAAAATTTTGGACCCATCGTTGATAGACCAGGTGATAGATTTGAAGCCACTGGAGTAAAATTAAGAAAATTTAGGGGCGGCACCGATATATTGCTTGCACCCCCAAGTCAAAAATTGTTGAATCTTTACAATATTGATCTTGAAGAATGGCTAACAATAACACAAGAAGAAATTAAAAAATACACAGATCGGCCCGTTGTAGTAAGAACTAAACAAGGTCGTGCCACTAGAGTCAATGATGATACTATGGAAATGGCCCTGGATAGAGATGTGCATTGTTTGGTCACGTTTTCCAGCATTGCGGCTGGTGAAGCATTGTTGTTGGGCAAGCCTGCTATTACCCTGGGGCCAAATGCGGCGGCCGCATTGTGTAGCCATAGTGTTAGTGAAATAGAATCTTTAAAAATGCCAACATTAGATGAAGTTCATGCTTGGGCAAGACATATTTCATATTGTCAATTTACTGAAGTTGACATGCGTGATGGTACCGCATGGAAGATATTAAATGAAAACACCTGATGTTGTTGTTTATTTAAGTTCATTACAAAAACAAAACCCCAGTAGGAAAATTGACACCCTGATAGCGTTTGCAGATGGTGCACGATCTCAGGGTGCCACAGTACATATCGAAACACAGGATATATACACTCCATCCAAGTTGGCAGTAATATTGGGATGGGCAAGCCCCGAGCAACATACCCCTAATATAAAATTACGAGCACATATAATTCAACAACAAAAACAATTGGGCAACCATGTTATGGCAATTGATGCAAATTGTTTTAAATTTGCTGATCCAGCCAGTCAATATCTTCGTTACAGTATCAATGGTGTATTTTATGACACTAGCGAATATGTTAATAAAAATTCTGATTCATCAAGATGGGATCAGTTGTCTCAAAATATTAATGTTAATCTAGCAGATTGGCGTATCAAAGGCAATTACATTTTATTGTTGATGCAAAGAGATGGCGGTTGGAGCATGAAAGGAGTAAATCCACTTGCTTGGGCTCATGAAAAAATTCGAGCCATACGTGAACATTCCGATATGCATATTGTATTGCGACCTCACCCGGGAAAAATTACTGATGTATCAGCATTAACAAATTCTAATGTAAGTATTAGTAATACAACCGCAAGATCATTATTAAAAGATTTAAAACATGCTGTTGGTGCGTTTGTGTTCAACAGTAGCAGTGGCGTGGCCGCAATATTGCACGGAGTTCCGCTATGGGTAGACGATCCCGGTAGTGTTTGCTGGGATGTGGCCAATCAACAAGTTGGACGGATATACAATCCAGAGTTACCAGATCGGACTCAATGGTTAAACGATCTCAGTGCGTGTCATTGGACCGACGAAGAAAGTCGCCAGGGGCTAATCTACAAAAAATTCTTACCTTATCTTGTTTAACAAATCAGGGCTATGCTGGGGCAATGCGTTAACATTATCTTTAGTGTTTTCTAAGTTGGCAGTTCTAGCACGTAATTCACTTGAGCTATACACATGA